CGGCTCATGAAATTTTCAAGGTACGGCTTCCCGGAAAAGAAAAATACCGCCCACGCAGTACAGGCGAAGGATTTTGTCGGGTGAAACAGACGGCAAAATGATCGGGTGTGTTGCGGGGCGGTAAATCTTCGCAGGAAATAAAACCGCACAGAATCGTTTCTTTACAGAAATCTCTGTGGATTTGTTGGGAATGATAACATAAGTACGAATGCGTGTCAACACTTCAGGATAATGAATACATCAGATGAACGAAACACACAAAGCACAAGCGAAAGCAAGGCTGCGTTTTAGAAGAATGTTTTAATTTTCGCAGTTCAGGCGGACTTGGACGGTAAACACACCGTCTTTCTTTTTCGTATAGAAGTCACCATGATTTTCCTGAACGATACGATTTATGTTCTTTAGTCCGTAACCGTGATACTCTCCGATGCGGATTCCGCGAGAAGTATCACTGTATGGGTTTTCCAGCCGATAGAAGAGGCTTCGATACTGTTTGCGCAGCTGTAAATGAATGGTTCGCTGCTCCGCTGGCAGACTGCAACAGGCTTCAATGGCATTGTCGAATGTATTTCCGATGATGATGCTCAAAGACAGTGATGAGATCGTCAGGACTTCAGGAATCGTCACATCCAGTTTGACTTTGATGTAGTTCCTTTCCGCAATTCGTAAGTAATAATTCAAAAGAGCATCAACAACAGGATTTCCGACCGCAGAAATATTTGTGGAACGCTCGAAAACATCCGTGGCAGCCTGTGCGATCTTATGAAGTTCTTCGGTATCGCCGTGCTCTGCAACTGCCTGCATCGCCAGAATATATTTCTTCACATCATGCCGCAGGGAACAGACTTCTTCCTGGCGTTCTTTGAGCTGCTGGTAGTATTCCATTTGAAGGTTGTACTGCTGCTCGTTGAACTTGACTTTGAATTTTTCCAGTTCATTTTCCCGGAGAGCTTCCACATAGAACACGATCAGGATGTTTATAAGGAGAAGCACAGCCATAAGACCGACCATATAATCAGGGAAATAATCATCCGCAGCATGATACTGTGCCACATAACAGACCGCGATACTTGCGATTTGAATCGCAATGATCGGCAACAGCCATAGGATGCGCAGAGCATTTCCCTTTCGGCTGAAAAAATGTGAAATCAGAACTACGAGTGGAATTTGAATCAGGTTTGAAAAAACAATATAGACCAACCGTGCTGCCCCAGCCTGCATCAGAATGTCGATATCCGGGATGCGCAATCCGATCAGAAGCATTGCAAACACTTCCACCAAAGCAGCCAGTGTAAAGAAAGCTCCGCTTGCGAAAACCGCTTGCCATGGCCGCACTTCGTAGAACAGCAGTGCGAGGAGAAATCCGCCAACTAAAAGATAGATCGTGCGCTGCGTCACCCAGTCCGGGAATAAGCTCAGTGTACACTGGCCAACGATCATAAGCACAACATACACATAGAACCATTTTGAAACGAGCTCCTTTTTAGGAAACAGCCGACCGATAAAAAGCAGTAACAGGGCGATGTTGGCAAAGCTCCCTGCAAACTCAACGAAATAATAAAGTATCATCTTCCCAAATAAGCGTTGAAGTTCTGGTTGAACTCCTGACGCTTCCTCCTGCTGATCGGCAGCTGATGTCCACTGGAGAGAAAAACAGCGGTTCCAGTAGCGTAAACAATGTGTTCCATATTGACGAGATAACTTTTGTGTGGCGACACGAAGCATCGTTTGGGAAGCTGCTCCAAGGCTTCAGGAATGCTCATTCGCAATGTAAGGTCTTGCTCCTTGCAGTGGATCAGAACTTTATGCCCGTGGCTTTCCAGAAAGTAAATATCTGATGTTTCCAAGGATATGGTAACACCATCGTATTCGATTGTAAAATGTTTGGAGTTCAGTTCCTGAAGGACAGCATCCATTGCCGCAGCGAACAGAGTCTGATCCAAAGGTTTGACAAGGTAGCGGAATGCAATGCCATATCCCTGCACAGCGTACTCATGCCGCTTCGTGACAAATACCACCAAAGGATGCTTCTCCATTTGGATCAAAGA